GAAAAGAGATTGAACAGTGTGTTGAACACATCACGTCCACCAGTAGCACCAGAGGTTGCAACTGAAGAGGAAGAGATAGTAACTGCACCACCAGAACCAGTGACTGCAGGTGCATCTACTGATGATGATGCACTGTCATACTTCCAACGATTAGCAGAGGAGTAATCCTGTACCAAAATCGACTTTTTGTTTCAAAATACCCCGAAAAAAACTTCGGGGTATTTTTTACCCTTAAGGTTTTTTATGATTATATTTAATGGTGATAGTTGGTGTTATGGTTATGGTTTAGATAATAGAGATGACCGTTATGCTGCTGTAATATCCAAAAAACTGAATATTGAATATACCGACTTATCTATGCATGGGTGTAGTAATCGTAGAATCGTCAGAACGACCCTAGAGCATGATATCACAAAATACGATTTAGGGGTCATTTGCATGACTTACAAAAATCGGACAGAATTGCATTTGAACGGAAAGTGGGAAAATATCAATCCTGGCAGAGGTAACGGTAGAAAGTATATTGACTATTATAGAGATTATTACAGTGAACAGTATGGTGACTCAGATGAGTTTATATTCAGACAATCCATAATTGACCATTTCAAGGCAAATAACGTAAAGTTGATATTATTGACAGTTCCTAAAAATACCAAATATAAGTATGATCTATATCTTGATGAACCTGACATTCCTCGTGGCATTACAAAACATCCTACAAAAGAGGGTCATAATATAATAGCATCAAGAATTATCTCGGTTCTGCAATCCTAACGTTATCACCCTTCTTCATTTTTCTAGTTACAAATTGAGAACTGTCTTCATAAGTCAATATCTCTCTCATATCATCTATTATAATTGGGACATATTGTGATCTTAGTAAATTTATAGATCTTTTATCATCATTCTTTTTAGTTTCATATTCAATATACGACACAGATCGGACACTATTGATATGATACCTTTGATTCTTATATGAGTAAGAATAAGTAAAATCAGAATCTACCGTCAATCCAGATTGAAGCATAATTGCACCATCTTCATTTTTTATCTCATTTGTTTCATAATGATGAATTTCACCTAATTGGTCTCTTGTGTATTTTGCATCAAGATACCTCTGAAAGTCAAAACCGTTCATAGGCCATTCATTCTTGATATCAAGGATATTGTTTGATATAAGCACAACCCAATCTAATTTATCATTTTCATAGACTTTTTTTGCTACATTATCTGGTCTATCATCACCTTCTATAATATAAGAGTAAAAAGATTTGACAGACTCAAAAATATCATCTCTGATTTTTGCTCTTTTGAATAAATTTTTAATTGCAACGTAATCTTTACTAGAATTTCTCTTATCTGAGAAAGAAGGTAATAATACGTTTGGATAAAGATCGAAGTAGTTCATTAGAATCCTATGTCGTCGTCTGTGATAGCATTTTGATCTCTAAGGTTAGGTCCCAAGTCAACAATGCTACTGTCTGTACTATTTAAGTCATTATTATAATCATTAGCAAAGATTGGTGTAAGTTCATTGAATGTGAGTGCCATTGTTGATCTAACTGGTTGTGATGCTGCTGCTTCATCTTCATATGATTGATAAACTCCATCTGGTGTGAAATTTATCTGACAAGCAGTCAGTGCACATATTTTGAATGTATTCAATCCCTTTATTCTCCTATTATGGTTTCTATAGCATAATCTGAACACATTCGGAGAACCAAGAAATAGTGATCCAGAACCCACCACATTTTTCTTGGGTAACATTCCTTGTCTGAACCATCTCATAATTTTTCTAACTATTACTGCTTCCTTACTATTATTTGGTGCAAAATTAAAATCAAAACTAAAAGTTCTCAATTGTGGTCCTGAAAACAATAACTCCAAATTAGGGTTTATTGCTTGTCCTGTCTGTCTTGTGATAAATTGATCCACATCAACATTTATTCCAATTTGTCCTAGAAGTGATCTTGCCAATACACCACTGAGTAAATTAGCAGCAGTAGCACCACCTTCATTATCTTTGAATTGACCTGATAATTCTTTGAATACATCACCAGCCTGTGATAGACCATCTTTCAATACTTCTAATATTTTCCCATCTTTCATCGCAGTGGATATTGCCCCTGAAGTTGCACCAAACGCTGCCATTTCAATTGCATTTGCTCTACCCTCACCCCAACTTACACCATTGCTGACTCCTAATCTATTAGGTATGGGAAGGGCACATGTACCAAATCTTCTTTCTTGATTCTGAGAATCAGTCGCTAAGTTAGTTCCTCTTGATAAACCACTTTTATCCAATACTCTAGCAATATTTGTTTCGTCACCTTCAGATGGGTTTAGATCTGCTCTAAGTTGTTGGTTTATGCTAGGTTGTGGTGGCACATACTCGAATTGTTCAAAGAAAATATAATCCTGACCACCAAATTCAATAAGCATATCTTCAGGGTATATCAAGTTTTCTTTAAAAGGTCCTTTAGAAAATATTTTTTCTGCAGTCACCGTTTGATCTGCATTTTCAACAAATCCAGTTTCATCAACAGTGTAATTCACAGTATTTTCAAAATTTGTCCCTGCAAAAGCAACGAATTGTTGTCCATCTTCCCGAAGACCTCCTCCTTCGGATTCTGGTATATTTGCAAACTGAGTTGTTAGGTTAAACATTCCTGATGATATCAATTCCCTATTCAACGCCTCTGAAGCAATTATTGCTTCACTGTCTTGATCATCTGGATATTCTCCTGACCACCAATTAGCTCTCACACCCTCATCAATATACCAACTATTGAGTTCATCTTTTAGTGCTTGATCCCTTTCTATACTAAATTGTATTTCTTTCCAGTCTTTATCATTACCAGGCACTACTACTTCAAATAATCCAGTTTCTTCATTCTTTCTCTCAATAATAAGTGTATGTCCTAAAGTGCCATCACCAGGATTTGTGTTGATTTGTTCTCTATATTCACCTATCTGCTCTCCATTTATAGTTATATCATAGCGAATCGTTCGGCTTGTCTCACCACTCTCAAATATACTATTTTCATTTGTGGTTTCTGTACTCATTTGTAAAAACTTGGTAGAAAGGGTGATGTGGAGATGTCTCTTCCACCTATTGTTTGTACAAAATCCTCAAGACCCATTTCGGTTGCTTTTTCCATATCTGAACCTGAAAGGTACAAAAATGTAGATTGTACGTAAGATCTTAGGTATTTATTATACCCAGCTAATTTAGTGAAATCACCACCATCATCAATGTATGCAAGAATCGCTTTTCTATTTCTTGGTTGAGTGTAGTGTAAGTTTACGCCATAAAATGCTCTGCCTTGAGAAGCGACAATATAACATAAAGGGTTTCTATCGTAGAAAGGCAATGTTTCTTTATACTTTGCACTATATTGAAACAACATAACACTACCAGGTCTGGGACTGCCCAATACTTCAGATAGTGGGAAAACGTTTTTATATTCCAAGTTCTTTCTCCGTTAGTATTTGAAACTGCCACTTACGATCTTTACAGAAATCTTCTGCTGCTTCCCATTTTGCCCTATTGGTAGCATAGGTGAATACCTCTGTCACATACTTTTTTGTTCTTCTTTTTTGTATTTTAGGTTCTGCCACTTGTTTTGCAGGTTTGATTTCTATCACTTTTTCTTGATAATTACCTTTCACATCCTTATACTTCACATAGAAATCAGGAAAGTATCTGTGTATTCTATTGTCAACAGGTGATCTGTATGGTATAACTATCTCTTCTGACGACCACTTCACAATACTCTTATTTGTATCACAATATTGCATGAACTTTAGTTCCCAAGACGATCTATAAACAACCTCTCGGTAGTCACCTTTGTATTTTTTATGGTTTTTGGGGCGAAATTTGCCTTTATAAGACATAAATAGCAAAGTAATCAACTATATTTAGATGGCACAGAGAGCAGAAGCATTTAGATCAGGGCGATTTTACCTACCAACACAGAACCTCACCGATCCAACAACTAAGTTTGGTAACATAACCCCTGCGTTTAATAATAATTATGATGTAATGATAAATTTCAATAATGATGCGACAAGAGACCTGAAGGCGTTTGTAAATTCTCACGGTTTTTATGATCAAAATGGTGGTGGCGACTCACCATTCAATCCTGGTTCATATCTTGCTTTGTTCTGCTCAGAAGCAATTTTACCAGGTTCTAACCTACAAGCAGGTACAGTAGATGGTTTGAGACAGGGTATATCACAAAAATATGCAACTTTCAGAAGATTTCCAGATATAATATTAACTTATTACTTACAGACAGACTACTATACAAACGATGTATTCAACGCTTGGATGGAGTACATATCACCAACTCGTATTGATGGTGGAGGTTTTGGTACCAGCACAGAGGATAGAGTCAACACAAAACCAGCATACAGAAGGATGAAGTATCCTGACTCTTACAAGTGTGACATGGAAATCACTGCTTTCAGTAGAGATACAACTGATGAGTTTGGTAAATTGAATAATACCAGCAGGTTCAATAATCAATTACCTAGTAGTATGACTTATCATATAAAGAATGCTTTCCCCACTAATATAGTGGCAGCACCATTAGCATACGGCAGGGCAGAACTAATCAAAACAACCATCACATTTACATACGAACAGTTCCACACACAAAGAGCATCCAGAAAGGGTTCAATACTCAGAGAGTCTGATGATCCTAGAATCAGAGGATTGAATGTAGACATGAATGAGGCAAAAGCATTCGCTGAAGATAATGGTAAGACACTAAAAGAAGCACAAATACTCCTTAGTGGCGGATCCATAGAAACGGTGATAGAATAAGGTCTAAATAAATACACTGAATCTAATATTATGCCATTACCAAAAGTAGTTGCTCCAACCTTTGAATTGCAACTTATATCAACAGGTAAGAAAGTCAAGTATAGACCATTTCTAGTCAAAGAAGAGAAAACTCTTCTAATTTCTTTAGAAAATGGTTCTGATGCTGACATTAGTGCCACACTAAAGAGTGTTTTGAAATCTTGTATCATCACTCGTGGTGTGGACGTAGAAAAATTACCTAGTTTTGAATTAGAATACCTATTCTTGAATATAAGAGGTAAATCGATAGGTGAATCTGTAGAACTGTTAGTTACATGTTCAGACGACAATGAAACTAAAGTCCCATTGACTGTATCACTAAGTGACATCAAATTGGAGGTGCCAGAAGGTCACTCTGATATGATAAAACTAAATGATGATATAAATGTCAAAATGAAATATCCATCAATGCAACAGTTCTTGGATAATAATTTTTCTGTAAGTGAGATTGATGGAGTTGATAGAATTGACAAGGCATTTGATGCTGTAATTGATTGTATCGACACTATATTCACTGTTGATGAAGCATGGAATTCCTCAGATTGCACAAAAAAGGAGTTGGTCAAATTTATTGAACAACTAAATTCACAGCAATTTGGTATGATTGAGAACTTTTTTGCAACTATGCCTAAGTTGCAATATAAGACAAAAGTCAAAAATCCTAAGACTAATGTTGAATCTGATGTAGTAATTGAGGGTTTAGCGAATTTTTTCGCATAATGCTATATCATACCAGTATTGATGCTATGTTAGAGACTAATTTTGCTCTAATGCAACATCATAAATGGTCACTAAGTGATATAGAAAATATGTTTCCTTGGGAAAAAGATGTATATGTGAATTATTTGGCTAAGTTTCTTGAGAAACAAAAACTAGAGGCACAGCAAAGAGAAGCATCTAATGCAAACACCTGGTAGAAGATTATTAGCAAGAACACCTATGTTTTCCATAGGGCGAAATATGAGTAGCCTTGCTAGTAGATTATCTTCAATTTCTCAACCACCTACAAAAATAGAGAGACCTCAAAATACATTAGGAACAAGGGTTATATCACAATTAGAGGTGATAAACACCAATCTAGATGATATGAAAGAATTGATAAGAAAGGATATAAGTGATAAAGGTAAGTATTATAGAGAAGAGTCTAAAATACTCAAAGAAGACTCAGATAATCTTGGTAAAATAAGGACAGCAGCATTTTTTGGAGAGAGATCACGAACTGCAGCATTATTAGGTGCATTAGGTGCAGGTCAATTAGGCACAGGTAATATTGGTGGGGCAGCACAAAGTTTTGGTGGTGCTGCTGCTTTGATGACACCTGAGATCGTCAACTTCTTGACAGGTGCAGTTGTAAATGTACTTGCCTTGAAAGGGTTGATTGGTGGTGGTAAAGGGGGAGTAGGTGGACTTGCCAAGACTGCTGGAACTGCATCAAAACTCAAGAATCCTTTACTGATCACTGCTGCTCTTGCTGCTAGTCTATTAATTCCTTCACTCGTAAAATCAGGCAATACTGCTGATAGAAGGAGACAAACAGTAGCAACTAGAGCAATAAGAGGAAAAGAAGTTATAAACAAACCAGATGTAGACAGATTTAGAGGTTTATTGTCAAGATTCAGTGGAATACTTGATCGTTTGGGTGGTAAGACTGAAACAGCAGAAGGAACTGTTGATCAAAGATTTTTAGAGGAGGAAGAAGATTTAAAAGTACAGGGATTATCTGACAAAGATTACAATAGACTTATAGAGCAATTGAAAAATGATATCAGTACAGGTGAAAAACAAGATGAAAAGGATTTAGATACTGCCAATGCTGAAGTAACAGGTATGGATGGAATGGTATCAGGAATTGAAGGAGATAATATTGCACTTAGTGATGAAAGTACAATTTTAAATCCAACCCTTGAAGGAGACACTACACTTGCTCAAGGTGATATCTTTGTATCACCAAATAACAATAGTAATTTTACGATCAACCCTAGTATATTCAATAATCTTGAACCAGGTGAGACTAAAAATGATATCAACCTTAGTTTCTTAGATACTGTAGAACCTGATGTCAAAGTATCAAGTAGTAAAACATCTAGTAATATAATAGATCTTAGTAATAATCAGCAAGAAGAATCACCGTCGTCTGGATTTACTGGTGAAGCAGCAAAATCATCTAGTGTGGCAGTATCAACTAAGTATAATAATGTCGATTTATTTGATATTTCTTCATCTTATAAAAACTATGGTGCCTTCAACTCATGATTGAATCCAAAGTCAAAAAGATAGCACTAAAGTCTATAAAGACATCTAAACTTCTCAGAAGCACACTGTCTCAAAGTTTTATACTTGAAAGAACACTTGAGAAGAGATCACTTAATGTCAAGAAGAAACTCGTAGAAGATAGAAATCGTACACTAAGAGCACTAGCGTCAGGACGTAAAGACAAAGGAAGTATAGGCGGAGCAATTGGTGGTTCACTGTTTCTTGGTGGTGGACTACTTGCTAGGACATTACGTCGAGGTGGTGGAGGTGGAGGTTTATTGAGAGGGCGACCTAAACCTATATCACCAATAAGAGGTGGTGGTTTATCTAGGTTAGGTAAAGTAGGTAGATTTACAAGAGGTCTTGCCGTAGTGGGCACTGGATTAGATTTTATAGGTAGAAGAGCAGAGGGTCAAACAAGTTTACAGGCAGGTGTAGGTGCTAGTGGGGGATTAGCAGGTGCTTTAGGTGGTGCGAAAATTGGTGCTGCCATAGGTACAGCAATATTACCTGGTGCAGGTACTGCAATTGGAGGTATAGGTGGTAGTATAATTGGAAGTCTAGCAGGTGGTAGAATCGCTGACTTATTTACTGGTGCAGAAAGGAGAAGAAGATTTGAAGAAGATAGAGCGATACTAAGCACTCAGAAAACATTATTCTCTGATGCACTTGATGATTTTGATAATTTATTAGGTAAATTTGGAATGATGGCACCTGATGTGCTAGTCAAAAAGAGTGAAGATGAAGCATTATTTGAAAGAAGTAAGTTACCAAGATCAGGTAGATTTAGAAAACCTGAAGATAAACCAAAAATAGTATTTACTAAAAAAGATCTGAAACCTAAAAAATCTTTCGTAAGAAAATTCTTTGAGGAAGCTGCTAAGATAGGTCTTGCAGTGGGTCTTACAACATTATTAATTCCATCAGACCCTTCTGATGCAATAACGACAGTCCCCATAATTATAAAACTTAGAAAGTTATATCAAACATCTAGAATTGTCAATTTCTTTAGAAAGAATGACCTTGTATCAAGATTGAAACGTCGTTTCAAAAATATAGATGGTGATGAACTCAAACCAGGTAGAGATATACCAGGTAAGAGCGAGGGTAGTAAGATAAGAACTGAAGGTAATAAAATACTCAAACAATTGCGACTTGAAAATAAAATTGATAAACTATTAAATCAAATTAGAGGGAAAAGATCTATATTGAATCCTAAAGGTGATGTTTCTAAAACATCAAAAATAAATGTGCCAAAAAGTTTGAGAGATAAAAATAGGCAATTGGGAGAACTCTTGGATGATCTAAGAACTAGCAGACAATTTAGAGAACTACTAAAAAATATAAAGAAAGATGATTTGAATGTAAAAGAAAAATTATTCAGAGCGAGTTCTGAGGTTGACGATGTATTTGATACTATTATAAGAGCATTGAGAGAAGCAGAAGTGCCGAAACCTAATTTGAAACAATTTAGGGAAGCAATAGATTCTTTCCAAGATGCCTTCACAGACATGATGATGGATCCTAGTAGTAAAATGAGAGTAACAAAAAAAGAATTTGATTTTTTATTAAAACAATTGAAAATATTGGCAAAGGAAGGAATACTTCCCGACTCCTTCAGAGGTCCTGGACAGATACAAAGGATTGAGAAAATTTTTAAGAAAATAATTAAAAATCCAATTAATAAGGATCTTAGTGATGCTTCCATAAACAAACCTGAAGACACTAATACAAATAATTATTTGGTAATGGATAATAGTAGAAAAGTTGTAGGTAACAATGATCCTATGATAAGCGGTGGTGTTACTTTAGTAAATATAAGTAACGGAAATTCCTTCGATGCACTTTCTCAATATGGTGAGATTACTTCTTTATTGACGACATGAACAAAAACGTTATTTGGACAAAAAATCATAAGATAAAATCTATCAATATATTTCCTGATGATAGAGAAGGGGATTATGTGAATATGATTGGTCAGATAAAGTATGTAAAATATTACGAGAACATCATAGATCCCTCTAATCATATTGAAATAACAATCGCTGATGTCAATGGTTTAGTTGACTCATTACCAATTAGAAGTGGATCATCAATTGAATTGAAGTGTGAACATCCAAGTCAGGATGGTGAATTTGTATATAAAGGAGTAATATCAAACATAGTTGGAAAAACTATGGATGCAAGAAAGGAAGTATATACTCTTATATGTGAGACTGGAGGAACATTCTCCAATCATACTACAAGAGTTTGGGAGAGATTTGATGGTAATATATCAAAGACAGTCAAGTCTATACTAAAAGACAAAGTAAAAGTTGATAAAGATGTAAACGTTGACAGCACCTCAACCGAATCATCTTTCTATGGTAATTATCGTAGACCATTCAAGGTCATTGCTGACCTAGCACCAAAAGCGATACCAGATAATGTGGGTGTATCAACAGGTGGTAATAGTGGGTCTGCTGGATATCTCTTCTATGAAACGATTGACTCATATAATTTCAAAAGTATAGACAAATTATTTGATATCAAGAATAACAAGAGTCTACCTCCAAAAGATGAAACATATACGTTGACCCCTTACAAGGATGCTCTTGATGTAAGAAATAATTTCAAAATAGTAAATTCCCCTGCATTCAAAGAGAGTCATGATCTTATAAAAAAATTAAGATCTGGTGCATATAGCACTGCTAACTGGTATTATGACTCCATAACGAGGAAGGTGCACTTCTACAACTTCAAGTATAATCCAGCAATCAAAAAATCAAATGCAGAGGAACTAACTCCCTCTGGATATGCTAAACCCTTCTCTAGAATTATACTTGGCACAATAGATCAGGGAACTACTTCATCTAATCCTGAAGGAACTGATTTACCTACACCTCAAAATCAAGCGAAAAATCAGGCACAAGCATCTGCTAGATACTCTGCCTTATTTTCCCAGATGGTAGATTTTACCATCCCAATGAATCTCTCATTGAGAGTGGGTCAAGTAATTAGGGTTCAATTTCCCCACCTAAATATAGACAAGGACACCGATCTACAATCAACGGAAAGTGGTTTTTATTTGATTGCCAGATTATCTCATGAGTTTGGTAACCCTACTGGAGATTATACAGGTGTATCTCTCGTAAGAGATTCATTTACCATAAACGAGTAACATGAAAACAATCGAAGAACACATCGAAAAGGATAAAGAAATCCTTGCAGACCCATCTACTTCAGAACCAATGAAGAGACATGTAGTCGAAGAATTACATGAACTTGAGGTTTACGAAGAGCATCATCACGATGAGATTGAAGCAGGGGATCATCATGATCCTAATGTCTTGGAATTATTCTGTGAGATGCACCCTGACGAACCAGAGTGCTTAGTATACGATGACTGATGCTTGAGACACGTCATTCTAAAATTGACTTCCTTGGTAAGGATGGATTTCAGTGGTTTATTGCACAAGTAGCCCCTGATAAAGTCTGGCGTACAGAAAGTAATCAGAATTTTAATAATGGGTATAGGGCAAAGATAAGAATATTAGGATACCACCCTGCTGATAATGGAGATGAGGGTGGTATATCTGATGAAGATTTGCCATGGGCACACTTCCTTGTGGCACCTCAGTTTGGGGCAGGTAATAATAATACTGGTACTTCATTTGCATTGCAAGGTGGAGAGATGGTTGTTGGTTTCTTCCTTGATGGAGAGGAAGCACAGCAACCTGTCATTCTAGGAGCATTCTTTGCTAACTATGCCATTGAAGATCCTATAGCATTCAAAGAAGCATTAGCAAATGGTACATCAGGGTTTCAAGCGGTTGCTGTAAATACTGATATTGAAAATGGAAATCATATATCACTAAAGAATCAAGAACAAATTCTAGATTCTGGAGTTATAATCAATAGTAATCAGGAACTTAGAAATGGAAATAATGAACTAAAGAATACCATTGAACATTATTATGATAATAAAACTTATGATATAGTAGCACCAGATAAGTGTGAGAACTCTCAGCAAAAGTCTGGTGGAATTGCAAAAGCATTACAAAAGTTTTTTGAGAAAGTAAACAAATTAGAGGAATTCTCTGACGGATTTATTGATCCAGTGCTCAACAAAATTGTAGACATAGACGAAGAGATTGATAAAGTAACAGATGAAATATCTCAAGCAATGTCAGGTATTATAAGGGGAGCTAGATTCAAACTATTTGAAGACATAAACGAAAAGGTTGATGATGCTATAGATTTTCTCTCACCCGATCACCTTATTAAAAGTCTTGAGGTAAAGAAAGCAAAAGATAGCATTTATTGTGCAATCGAGAATATTTTGAATGGTTTGAAAAATATGGTTGGTAACTTCCTAAAAGGATTGATTGGTAATTTGTTGAATATACCACTATGTGCTGCTGAACAGTTTATGGCAGGGTTGATGTCAATGCTAAACTTCAGAATAGGTAGTTTGTTGGCACCCCTTTTAGGAGGGTTGAGTGCACTTACGGGAATGGCAATGCCTTCTTTTCAAGGAATCATGTCAAAAGCAATGGGAATATCTGCTGCAGCATTATCTCTATTCGAGTGTGAAGGTCAAAAGTGTAGTCTTGTACCAGATTTCCTCACAGATTCAGGTCCTGATCCTAAAAAAATCCTTGGTTTAGATGGTATATTGGATAAATTTACTACGTTGACTGGTAGTGGATTGGTTGGAGGACTTACAGGTTTAGTTGGACTAACATTCCCTAATGTTAGTGGTATATCTGATGAAATAGGTGGACTTAGTGGTGGATCTCCTCTAGAAGGATTAGTGGGTGGATGTAATGTCACTGATAAAACATGTTATCCTCCAAGGATAGAAATTTTTGGTGGAGGTGGCATAGGTGCTGCTGCTGATGCTGTTGTAAATGAAATAGGTCAGGTGATAGGTGTTAGGATGACAGATTTTGGAATAGGATATAATGAAGCACCATATGTCTCTGTAATTGATGATTGTGATAATGGTAAGGGAGCAAGTGGTAGAGCAATTATGGATGGAGATCAAGTCGTCAATATAGTATTTGATAATGTTGGTTCTGGTTACCTAGCACCTGATAGTATTGCTGATGCAAGTGGTGTTGATGTAATAGGATTCATTGACGGTGCTGAGATCATAACCACTGGTGCAGGGTATGAAGAAGGTGACCTTATAGTAAGTGAAAGTGGTCAAACCATGGTTCCTAAAATTGAAGATGGAAGAATTGTAGGAGTAAGTGGCACGTTAGATCAAGGTCTTTCTACTATTCCTAAACTAGGAGTTAGGACAAATACAGGTGTAGGTGCTATACTAAGACCAATAACAAGATTTGTGAAACGTGAGGAGTACACTGATCCTATTGTACCTCAATCACGAATCATTACTGTCATAAGTTGTCCGAGGTTCTACTAATGGGTTATTCAGGTTATGGAAATATGGATGATTGGAATATGGAGGGTGGTATTGATATCAGTCCTGATATGACTGAGATCTATGCTAATGATACGGAATTACAGGAATTATTAAAAAAGCAAAGTCAATATGTTAGAGGGGAAGATAAAAAGTGGGATGGCATTCAAAGGAAGATAGAATTTAGGCAGAAAGAATTAGAGTTTAAAGGATCAACCACTGGCGAGAAACCAAAGAGAAATCAAGTTGTTCAAGGTTATTTTGATCAAGATACTAAGAAGTCATACATCAATAACGTAGAGGTTCCTAACGAAGAATATTATAAATTCCTTGCAATGACCAAGGCAGATCAGTTGATAAACTATGGTGTAGATAGAGAAGATGTTGAGATAAAAAATGATAAAAAAGGAATTACAGATGTTCTAACATCTCTTGATCAAATTGTAGATGTAGAAGAAAAAGAACAAGAAGTAATAGATGAATCACTTGACAGAGAAAATACAGAGGTGAATGAAGATGATAATACGGATACAATAGATAACAATAGTGAAGTTGTTGTACCTCCTGAGGAAGCTGCAACTAAATCGACTGTACCTCCAATAATTATTCAGCATAGTGAGTGTGGACATCTTACCATAGGTCAACAGAAAAAGGGTGACCTAAGACCTAGGGATGTTGGTCTTTATGCAAGTAAGACTAATGCTTTGAGACTATTTCGAGATGGTGGGTTTGATCTTAGATCAAGTGAAGATGGTGGAGAACAAACACAAAAAGGATCTTCAATAAAACAAGTATGCCCAAACGCTCCACTTATCATAAAATCTGAGGGCAGCATGAAAATAGATGTTGCCAAAACACTTGAAATAACTGCAGATAAAATCATAATAAAAGCAGAAAATGGAAGTGAAGATGGTCTTGATCTTCTAGCAAATCATGACATAAGAATGGAAGCAAAGAACAATACAATAATAACCACTGATAATATCACTATAGATGCTAAAGAAAGAATACTGACACACTCTGAGGGATGGACAATATTAGTTGGTCAATGTGTGAGAATACATGAACCTATATCAAAGTTGACACCTTCAGCTTTCAAGTCTTACATAGATAGTCAAACCAAAACATTGAAAGGATAATGGCAAGTATACGAGACATAGACGCTGGTAAGATTTACATAGGTGCTGAAGATCCAAAGACCGATCAATCAGTTGAAACGCTAGATGGTGACAAACCTTATAATGGTACACTTGCAGCAGTAGGACCTGTATTTCTTGGTGAGCATAGTGATATAGCATTTGGTCATGTCAATATTGGTACAGATATAGGTCTTCAAAAATTTGTACCACAAATGAAGGG